CAAGCCGCTCAACAAAGCAGCTCGAAACGAAGCTCTTTAGTTCCACCACAAAGGCAGCGATGAACCGGCCTCAACGGTTCAGAGGGTTGGCAACTGACCCGGGTGTGCAGCGTAAAGCACCAGAAGCAGTTATCCGGCGGGCAGGGACCGCGGTCGGAAAAACAATTTGAATCGATCCGTACCGCGCCAGTAGCGCCGAACGATCAATGCGAAGGACCGCATTTTGAAAAGCCCGGGATGTTCCGGGCTTTTTGGAATGCCTACCTGACGCCAGTCACTTCACGAGACATCGTTTGAAAAAACCATACATCACTCATCAATCGCACAAGGAGGCGTGACATGACAACCGAGCAACAAGCGTTGCTGGACATGCCGATCTGGCTTGTCGTCGTCCTCGCCCTGGTGGGCGGGGTGTCCGGCGAAATGTGGCGCGCCGACAAGGAGGGCGCCCGAGGCTGGGCGCTGATGCGGCGCCTGGCGCTGCGCTCCGGGGCCTGCGTGATCTGCGGAGTCTCCGCAATCATGCTGCTGTATGCCGCCGGCGTGTCGATCTGGACCGCATGTGCATTTGGCTGCCTGACAGCAATGGCCGGGGCGGACGTGGCTATCGGCTTGTATGAGCGGTGGGCGGCCAAGCGGATTGGCGTCTGTGACGTCCCGCCCCGGGACTCTCACCCCGATCAACAGTGAACCGGCAGCGCGGGTTTTCGCGTTGCTACAGGAACAGGAGGTCATCCATGCCCGCGGTCATCGAAAAACCGTCGCAGTTGGTTTCAGCCATTGCCCAGACGGTGCGCACAACTTTTCCCGACTTGAACGTCGGCAGCCTTCAAGACTTCGACGGCACAGGCGATCCGGCCTGGGTCTTGATCGCAATCGAACACGATGAACCGGGCGAGCGCGCCAATAACGGACGCATCGCTCATGTGCTGACGGTTTCGTTGCAAGCCGTGTTGCCCACCGCCGGGCTGGCGGCGTGTGACCTGGGCAGCGAGTTGAAAAACCTCGTCACCGACAACCGTTGGAAACTGCCGGGGGATCAATGCGACCTGCCCCGGAACATCGATGGCATCGCGTCCACGTTTATCCGCGACACCCGGGAATACAACGCCTGGACCGTTTCTTTTACCCAGACGTTATATTTCGGGCCGTTGCTGCTGGACGACCCGCGGGGAATCCCCAAATTCGCCCGAACCTGGGAGGTGTCGAACATCGACGACCCGGATCAATACACCGCACTGGAGAGCTAGCCCATGTTCGATGCGCTGTTACGCATGCAACTGGGCCCGATCATCGAGCGATTGGTGCAGATGGAGACGGAACTGGAAGACCTGTATCGACGCGCCGACAGCTTTTGTCGCATTGGCGTGTGCCAGGAGGTCGACGCCGCCAGCAACACCTGCAAAGTCAGTCACGGTGAATTGCTCACGCCGGCCATCCGGTTTTTCAACCCCAGTGCCGGGGCGCAGAGCGAGTCGCGGATTCCCTCCGTGGGCGAGCAATGCCTGCTGCTGAACCATGGCGGTGGCGACAGCGGTGGGCAGTCCGTCGCGCTGTTTGGCCTTAACGGCGCTCGGTTTCCGCCGGCCTCGACCCAGGCTTCGCTGACGCGTCGCCTCTATCAGGACGGCAGCGAAAGCAGCTATGACGACGCCAGTCATGTCTTGCACTGGCAGAACGGCCCGGCGGCGTTCAGCGGTTCTCGCGAATCGCTGGAGCTGACCATCGGCCCCGCCCGGTTGGCGATGACCCCCTCGGCGATCACCTTGCAACTGGGGACGGTCGGTGTGTTGCTCGACGCGGCCGGCGTGCACCTGAGCGGCCCGGTGGTGGACCACCAGGGGCGCGTCATCAGCCCCAAATAAAGGGTTTCCCATGATTGGAATCGATAGAGACAGCGGCGCCACCGTCGACGACTGGCTGCAATTTGTGCAGCGCGCGACCCGGGCGCTGACCACGCCGTTGGGCACTCGGCAGAAGCGTCCTTTGTATGGCTGCCAAATCACTGAGCTGCTGGGGCAAAACCTCGGCGACGACCTGCTGATCCTGGCGCAAAGCCACGCCGCCCAGGCGTTCTACAACAAGCACAACGGCATCGACGATTTTGAGCCCCAGGTCATTGTGGCCAGCCGACACGGCGCCGGGTTGTTGTTGCGATTCGCCGGCACCTGGAAAAACCGTCAACAGACCTTTGAGGTAGCGGCATGAGTATGTTGATCCCCGGCCAGAACCAACTGGCCGAGCCGGCCATCGTCAACGTCGAAGTGTTCGAGGACCTGCTCGCAGAGTTCAAGACCTTTGTTGCCGAATACGTCGGCGCCCGCTCTCCCGAGAGCGCGGCGAAGCTGAAAGTCAGCCTGGACAATGAAAGCGAGCTGCTGACCCTGGCCCTTGAGGCCTTTTGTGTGCGTCTGCAAATCCACGAGCGCAAATACAACGCCCGCATCAAGCAGATGCTGGCGTGGTGGGCCACCGGCAGCAACCTCGATGCGCGTCTGGCGGACATGGGCCTTGAGCGACAGTTGCTGGACCCGGGCGACCCGGCGGCATTTCCGCCCATCGCCCCAGTGTATGAAAGCGATGACGACGCCCGATTGCGCTATTACCTGGCGCCCCATGCCCCGGCAGCCGGGTCGCGCATGCAGTATCGCCGGGAGGTGTTCACCCTCGGCGAACGGCCCGCCGTCAAAGTGGAAACCGCCGCGGCAGGCGTGGTGACGGTGACGTACACCTTCGACCCGGACGGCTATGCGGCGAAGGTCAAGGACGGCAACGGGCGACGGACCGCCCCGGGCGAAGTGATGGTGACGGTGCTTTCCCGTGAAGGCGATGGCAGCGCTTCCAGCGACCTGCTCGACGGTGTTCGCCAACATTTCGCCCGACCTGATGTGCGCCCCGAAACGGACCTGGTCACGGTGCAGGGCGCGCAAATCAAGAACTACAAAATCCGCGTGTTGGCGAAGATCAACGCCGGCCCGGATTCCGGACTTACCAAAGTCGCCGCGCAACAGCAATTGCAGGCGTATGCCGATGCGTGTCATCGCCTGGAAGGGCGGGTTGATCCGAGCTGGATCGATTACACGCTGCACAGCGCCGGCGCGGTGCAACTGCAAATCCTCGAGCCGCTGGCGCCGATCGTGACCAGCGCTTTCCAGGCCCCGTTTTGCACCGGCGTCGAGGTCGAGGTGGATACCTTATGAGTGATGACACACCTCGCCCAAGCTTGTTGCCGGCCAACAGCTCCGCGCTGGAAAGGGCGCTTGATCTGGGCTTCGGCAAATTGCTTGATCGCATTGCGCCGCCGTTTCCAGAGTTGATGAACCCCGCCGAAACACCGCTGGCATTCTTGCCGTATCTCGGAGCGGATCGCGGAGTCAGCGAGTGGAGTTCCGAGGCGGTCGAGGCTGAAAAGCGTTTGACCGTCGAACTCGCCTGGCCCACGGCGCGACAGGCCGGTACTCGAAAGGCACTGGAAAACGCCGCCAAGGGACTGCGACTGGCGCCCGATGTGCGTGCCTGGTACGAGCAGACGCCGCGGGGCGCGCCTTACAGCTTTTCTGTCCGGGCGTTCTCCGAACAGCCTTACAGCGACGCAATCGATGCGCGTCTTGATCGACGCCTGGCGGACGCCAAAAGCGAACGGGACACCTTGACCGTGTCCATCGGCTTGAGCGCTTTCGGCAGTCACGTCATCGGCGCCGCCACCGTGTGCGGCGAGCTGACCACGGTTTACCCGATTGTCATCGAAGGGCTGCAAGCCTCGGGTCAGGTCTTCATGGCCGCCGGGCTCTACGCCGTCGAAACCTCCACTATTTATCCTCAGGGGTCCTAAATGGCCGACTACTACACCCTGCTCACCAACGCAGGGATCGCCTACGAAACGGCCTGCAAAGCGGCGGGCCTGCCGATCAAGTTGTCTCAGATTTCCGTCGGTGACGGCGCCGGTACGGTTTACAACCCGGCGGCCACTGACACGTCGCTCAAGCGCGAAGTGTGGCGCGGGCCGCTCAATGCGCTGTTCCAGGATGAGAAAAACCCGAGCTGGCTGCTCGCTGAAGTGACCATCCCGCCGGATGTTGGCGGCTGGTATGTGCGTGAAGCCGGGATCTGGACCGATACCGGGATTCTGTACGCCATCGTCAAATATCCGGAGTCGTTTAAACCGATTCTGGCGACGTCGGGTTCCGGAAAAGAGTTCTACATTCGCTCGATTTTCGAGACCAGCAATGCCGCGTTGGTGACGCTGTTGATTGACGACACGGTGGTGAAGGCGACGCGGGCGTGGGTGAGTTCTTATGTCGCCGATGAGCTTGCGAAACTGGATAACAAGCAGTCGGTGCGCGTGGCGACCACGGCTAACGTCGCGTTGGCCGGGGCTCAAACGATCGACGGTGTGGCGGTGGTTGCGGGTGATCGCGTTCTTGTTAAAAACCAGTCCCTGGCCAAGGACAACGGCATTTGGGTTGCCGCCGTGGGCGCCTGGAGTCGAGCCAAAGATGCCGATACCAGTGTTGAGGTTACGTCGGCGCTTACGGTCTCTGTTGAACAAGGATCGACACTGGCCGACACGATTTGGCAATTGGTGACGGATGGAACGATTGTGCTCGGCACTACGAGCCTGACTTTTCAGAACGTGACCCAGGGGTTTGCACCGCTCAACTCGCCGGTTTTGATCAACCCCACAGCCAACACGCCGCCTCTTTTGGACGACACGAAAGCCATCGCCACTACTGAGTTCGTTCGTCGCGCGGGTGGCAATTATCGGACTTATACGGGCTTCTCTGCGGCGGGTACTGTAGGTCTTGATTCGGTTGGCGCTGTGGTGATGTTGACAGGCTCTAGTGCGTTCACAGTCACGTTGCTGTCCGCGAAGTTGTTGAGACCTGGAGACGTAATCAGTTTCCGTAATATCGGGATTGGCAATGTGACGGTGGCTTGTGCCATGGGGGGCGACTTCATCACATCAGGCTCTGGGGGGATTGCCAGTATTGATTTGCAGCCCGGAACGAGTCTTGAACTCGTCAGCGACGGAAAAGGCATCTGGTTTGCTTCGGGCTCAGCACAATTGCAGTATTCCCAAGTGCAGGCTAAAACTCCGGCCCAGTTCGACAATAGCAAGTTGCTTGCGACCACAGAATTTGCTCAGAGAGCCCAGGGAAGTTTTAGCGGGTATACGCCAGTGGTTGCTTCGCGGACGCTTACTGCTGCCGATATAGGCAAGCTTCTCTGGTTAAGTTCCGCGGGGACCTACACATTAACTATTCCAGCTCCTTCAGCGCTCGGTCTGCCAGACGGTGCAAGTTTCAGTGTCTTTGCAACCTCGGCACTTGGAGTTGTCGCAGCAGGTGGCTCGGCGACTATTCAGATGCAGGGCGGTAGCATCGTTGCATCCATCAATATCAAGGTGGGGCAGTCGGCAAAATTTGTCGTTATTGGCATGAATCAGTGGATGCTGACCGATTCAACGGCTGGCCTGGATAAAAACGCGGATTTTGCCAGTTCGTTCGGCTCTATTGGTTATCAGAAGTTGCCAAGTGGTGATGTTGAACAATGGGGGCTTTATGTTTCTGCACCGTCCGGTGCGAATACTGTTATTCCTCTGCCCGTCGCTTTGTCTGCGGCTCCCTATAATATTCAATTATCGTTTGCAGACTTTTCTTCTGATCAGCCCGTAGGCAGTTTTCCGGTGTTTCAGGCGAGGAATAGCACGCCAGGAACCATTACGGTGCGCAATATGTATGGCGCGAATGCATCATTTTTCTGGAGAGTAAGGGGTAAAGCATGACGGTTTTCTATAGTCCAGGTACCGGCTATTTCTACGATCCGGATGACGTTTGTGAGTTCGACGCTGAAGAGCGTGATGTACTTCTTTCTCAGCTAAGTCACGGCAAGTGTCTGGTCTGTGGCCCGGATAGTTTGCCGATACTGATGGATGCGCCTGAGCAGTCGCCGGATGAGTTGGCCGAAGTCGAGCGTTATTGGCGCTCGGTACAATTGACGGCGACTGACGGTATGGTCACTCGTCACCGCGACGAAATGGAGGAGGGCTCGCCCACAACGCTGACTCCGGAGCGATACACCGAATTGCAAACCTATCGTCGCGCACTTCGCAACTGGCCAGAGTCCGGCGAGTTCCCCTTGATCGAACATCGGCCAACCGCACCGGGATGGCTCTCGACCCTTCCCCGCTAAACGCCCCGCACCCAGCAACTCTTTTCTAATACCAAGGAGCTTTTGTTGCTGGAGAAACCTAAATGGAAGAATGCCGAACGCAACAGCGGGACACTTGATTGTGGTCACTGAACGGTCGATGTTGGCCCTTTCGCTGTATTCGCGAGACCGGTCAGACCTCAATTTTTTACAATCTGCCAATCCGGTAGTCAGCCAAGTGGATGGCTATAGAGTCGTTGGTAATTAAATAAGGAAGAACCTATGTTTTATTCAAAAACTACAAGCGGTTTTTATGAATCCTCCTTTGGTACAAACCTTCCAAGTGATCTGGTTGAAATCACGCGTGAGTATTGGATTGAACTATTGGATGGCCAGTCTATGGGGAAGATTATTTCCTCGAATGATGAGGGGTATCCGGTGCTCATCGATCCGCCACCGCCATCTGCAGCCGAACTGGAGGCAATTGAACGTATTTGGCGAAACAATCAGCTTGCAGCAACGGACAGTGCTGTGTCCCGTTACCGTGATGAGGTGGAGCGCTGGCCTACATTGCTGACGCCGGCGCAATACATCGAGTTGCAGACGTATCGCCGCGTGCTTCGCATCTGGCCCGTCGCTGGCGAGTTGCCCTTGAGTGAACACCGGCCACCTGCGCCGGAATGGCTCGCCAGCCTGCCCGAATAAAAACGCCCCGCACCGCCGGGGCGTTTTCTTATCCGCTGATTAACACCCAACAGCCCCTTCCTGAAAAAAGGGGCTTTTTTGTACCTGGAGAAACCCAAATGGCAGAACGCCAAACCTACACCGTCCTCGTCCCGTTCCCCGTCGGGCGCGGTCACTGGTCCACCACCGGCCAAGAACTCGACCTGCTCGACGTCGAGGCCAATGCACTGCTCAGCGCCGGTCGCCTGGAACTGAAAACACCAACCCAGGCCGAACCGGCCGCTGCCAAGAAGGCTGAATAACCATGGCTGAGGTTTTGAACTTCGAGCACAACGGCATTACCGTCAATGCCTCCGAATCCCCCGAGGCCATGGGTGGCCTGGGTGATAACGTCATTGGCCTGGTCGGCACCGCGCCGAAAGCGGACCCGCTGATCCCGCGCAATTCGCCGTTCCGCATCAACAGTTTCACCACCCAGGCGCTGCTTGATCCGACCGGCGCCGAGTCGGGCACGCTTTACCACGCCGTGTATCAGATCCTGAAAGTGGTCAAGGTGCCGGTCTACGTGGTGATCGTCGAAGAGGGCACGGCCCCGGCGGACACCGTGAACAACGTGATCGGCGGCGTCGAGCCGGTGACCGGTCGCAAACTGGGCCTGGCCGCGCTGAGCGGTGTGCCGGAAGACCTGACCATCATCGGTGCGCCAGGCTTCACCGGCACCAAGGCCGTGGCCAGCGAATTCGCCTCGTTCGGCAAACGCATCAAGGCCCGGGTAGTGCTCGACGGCAAGGACGCCGCGGTCGCTGACCAAGTGACGTACAGCCAGGAACTGGGTGGCGCGGACCTCGGTTTCGACCGCTGCCTGCTGGTGCACAACATGCCGTCGGTGTACTCCAAGGCTGCGAAGAAAAACGTGTTTTTGGCGCCGTCGAGCCTGGCCATTGCGGCACTGGCCAAGGTCAAGCAGTGGGAGAGCCCGGGCAACCAGGTCACTAACGCCGAGGACGTTTCGCGCATCGTCGAATACAACATCCTCGACACCTCCACCGAAGGCGATCTGCTCAACCGCTACGGCATCAGCTACTACGCCCGGACCATCCTCGGCGGATTCTCGCTGCTGGGTAACCGCTCGATCACCGGCAAGTTCATGAGCTACGTCGGCCTGGAAGATGCGATCAGCCGCAAGCTGGTGAAAGCCGGCCAGAAAGCCATGGCCAAGAACCTGACCAAGTCCTTCATGGACCAGG